ATCAGTGACGTTCCTGATAGATCGGCCAACAAGATCAGAACCAAATGCCGCTGCTGAATCAATAAGCGTAGCAAGTCCCGATCCCGCGGTAGCCGTTCCTTCTGCGATTAAAGATGGCGGGGGATAAATAGAGATTTTATTGTGGTATCGAGTATAATAAACGGATGGCTGAGTCTGACTTTCCGCTTTCTGGTACTGCGGGTAGTTGTACTCAATCCATTTGCCACCAAACTTATCAGCTTTCTTCTGGTCAAAAAATACGTTCAGAAGGGGGTGATACTTGATAAAGTCGGTTGGTAGGGCGTAATCTGCGGTATCTTCTATACAGTGGACGATCTCTTCGTCCCACGGGAAGTTGAGCTCTTTGGTTGACTCAAAAGACATGTCATTGAGCCAGTCATGAATCTCATCATCAAGCACATGATTTTCCCGGGGTTCCCTTATTAAAGACCGGACTCTGGTAGTTAATCCTGCTAGGTTCATGTGAGCCGTCCTTATTTAGGATAATCGCCCCTAATGTGCTGATCTTCGCCATAAGGACGATCATAACATGGAATGCAATACCATTGATCTTCCTGTCCTCCTACATGCACCATCTCATGAACCCACCACGGCATACCGCAGCGCTTACATGTTCTGGTTCGCATTTCTTCCGGGTAAGGTACAGGGACACCATCGGCGTCTGGTTTTTCTTTAGTGTAGTCAAATCCCATGGGGTCTGCTCCCAATCCCCACTAACATCGGGGATAAAAGCTTCCCTTCCCTATCCCTTGGTTTCAGTGCTATATGGACTTCCTTGAAAACCTTTTCAAGCGTCACCTTGAGTGAATCGGCATCATAAACCCGCTGATGTTCCAGCTCGGAAATGAGACCAACGTTTTCTGTCGGAACGGCCACAATGACCTTCCCGTTCTTGTCCTTTAAAAGAGATGCTAGGTTTTTCAAAAATGCCACATCATCAACCATGTGTTCGAGGACATGTGATGAAACAACATGATCGAACAGTTTTCCATTCGGCTTGGGGTCTCTGAAATCAGCTACTTCCCCCTGCATCCCGCGCTGTTTTAAAATGTCTATAGCAACGGATGAGAGATCGTATCCATAGCAGTCACATTGCTTATCTGCTATCATCTGATCCATTAAGAATCCCGGCCCGCATCCAACCTCAGCGACGCTTGAGCCAACTGGTAATTGCTCTACTATGTAGTCCCATTCTCCCGGGTAAACTCTTTTCAGCCTCTTAACCTTATCGCCAAAATGTCGTTCATCCCAGTATTGTTTATTTGTCGCAGCTTCTCTAACGATTTCAACGGCCTTTTCGTGGTGGCCTGAAGAATGGTAGGCCTTGACGTAAACTTCATCGATGGTGTTTGTGGTCAGATGACCGCACTGAACAAGGTTATCGATGTAAATCTGATACCCCGCTGCTTTCGCTGCATCGCAGAAGTTAATGTCATGCCCTTTTCTTCTGGCTCCATTAAACTCAGTATCCCAAATGTCGAAAAAGCTTGGAAAGTGAACCTTGTTGAAAACGTCCAGATCAACCATGAGACATCCTACGCTAGTCCAATCAACCTCTACTAGATTGGTTTCGTTGTTCGGGAACGGAGCGTAGCTTTCTTTCCATGGACTCCCTTCGCTGTTGACGTAAATGCCTTCTTTATCTACCCAGCCAGCAAGAGGAGAATACGGATGTCCTCGCATGTAGGTCAATCCTGAAACGATAGGTAGGTTTCGGGAAAGTAGTTTAGGAATTGTGTCGAATGGGAACGTCTGATCGATGTCGAGAAAAAGAATCTTATTGACTTTCCATCGATGCGCTTCCATGACAATTTGGTTAAGGGAGGAGGACTTGTTATGAGCCCTCCCCCTTATAACCACATACTCAGTCGGCTTGAGCAAATCCAGAAAGTTCCAGAAGAACTCGCTCTGCATGTAGCCTTGGTTGTTGCACAGGCCGATACATACTCTTACATCTTTCCACGTTCCTGCTTTACTATCCATTAAACAGCCTTTCGTTTCTCTTGGATGCTCTTATTAAGGACAACCAGATAACGGGCATGCATAAGAGCCATGTCGTTTCCAGTAATCTCATAATGTCCCACTACCTTCAGTGGAGCAGTAGCGGTCACACCCAGATCGGAATAGTCGAGCTCATGCCCGGACTGTCCAGACCCAGCGTTTCCAGCGGTTAATGCGATGTCAGCAGTTTGACCGATGTGAGCCTGTGCTGTGGTAGCACCGGGATCGGTCGTCCCGTCAGACTGAATTTCATATACGGTGTCCATGTCGTCATGAACCCATATATCAGCCTGATCGTTTGCAGCAACAGCAGGGACATAACTGGCTGCTACACCAATCATACCGTCTACTCCAGCGGCAGTAACTACAGATCGAACGTCTCCAGTCGCCAGAAGTTGAACGACATCACCTCTGAAAATGGCGGCGGGAGTGGTGGTGTTAATATAAGCTTTGTATTGGCTCATCCTCGGAGTGTCGTGAAACCGAGACATGACCGCATTTAGCCCATGAGGGTAATCATTATTAGCCATAACGTAGTACCTCCTTTAAGTCAAGCCGTATCTACAATCGGCAGGGTTATTATTCTTGGGCCACCTGCCAGACCGTAGGCACTGTGGGTTTAATTGTAGTTACGCTCCAGAAGTACCGTAAACGCCTTTCCAGTCAGCCCAGCCAGTAGAAAATCTCTGGTAGATGTAGTAAAGGAGATTATCGGTTAAATCTTCTGTCGTCATTTTGGTTCTGGGACGCTCTCTCCAGATGAACTTAACCTGATGATCTGCGGTGTCAGCGGTCAGATACCAACCATTCGGGTCTACTGAACCAAGCCAGTAAGGCCAGATTACGGCCGTAATGTCAGTGGCTTTCTTAAGCGCATTGACAGATCGGACAGAAGCATAGTCTGTCCCGGCAGTTCCCGTTACAACGTTCTCAGGCCGATCCATACTTTGAGTCAGCTCGATAGCTTTCTGCTGCAACTGATGAGGGACGATGAGCTTTTTAGGTGGTTTGAACCACGGAAGCCCGGACTCATTGGTCATAGCATAAAAAGCATTAACAGCCGCCCAGAGAGAGGTGAGTGTTAAGTCTACGTCAGACGATGGCCTGTTTGATGCTGTACCCCCGCCTTTTAAGACGTGGGCGGTAGAAAACAGGTATTCGGACGAAGAACGGTTAGAGGTCTGATACGCCGGAAGGGCGCTAAACCCGGTTGAGAATACGCGGGAAGCGTAGTAATTCATGGTAGCTTCAGCACTCTCTCGCATAGCATTCGGGAACTGTTTGATCACGCCATACCGCTCATCGGCCTGCGCCTCATGAGTGATAGTGGAATACAGTCCGTATGCGATGTGCTCCAGTTCAGTCCACCACGCCTCACCAGCATCGGCGTTACTATAGGCCTGTCCCTCGTTCTTCTTAACGAGCATGGGGTATCCCTTGATAGTTTGGTATTTCTTGAACTTACTATCATGGGTCTCCATGTTGAAGCACTGTTGGATAACACTATCCGGCTGGGAATTTTCCCATGGGCCGAATAGAACTTCATCCAAACCAGCCTTCATTAGATTTTCATTATTCGCTCTAATTATAGCCATGGTTTGTTTCTCCTCTATTTAATGGAATCGAACAACTCCCTGAACGCCTTGATTCCACCCTTCCCACTCTTCTGCAATGTCTTATTAAGGTCACGGATGTCAGCCTGAATGCTTTCTTCTAAACTCTTAGACCTCTGCAATCTGTCTTCCATCCGTCTTCGGCGATTGTCCACTGAAGTCCTCATAAGTATATGCCCGGGGATGTTGATCTTCGTATCAACTGGGGCGGTCTCCATTCGATCAAGAATGTCCTTTGCCACGGTTGCGTCTGCCTTGGTAGTTTTTGGATCGTCAAGATGTCGCTTGAGATACTCCCTCTGTTGTTCCACCTTATCCTTTGCCGCACCGGAAGTTGTCGCAGGATCGACTTCATAACCCTCTCTTTTCAATTCCTGCACCCGCCTTGGATCGCTATCAACCCAGTGGTAATGGAATCTAGGGTCTTTACCTTCCACATGAAAAAAGTCTTTTTTCTGCTCTAACGGTACTGGCTCGACTGATGGAATCTTTGAGTTCTCTTCGGTTACTTTTTTATCTGCCATAATTACATCCCCTTTGCGATTCTAGCTTCCTCTTCAAGCTGAATCCGTTTGGCCACACTTTCCCATTTGTTTTGAGGTATGCCCATGTTAATCATTAACTCCCTTCCCCTGTCATCAAGCTCAAACTTTTCTCCAGAGCCTAATGGTAATGAAGCAGTGCTTTCAGAAGTTAGCCCCTGTTGCTGTCTTACTTTTTGCATTGCCCTTTCCTCTCCTTCTCTCCTGTACTTTTCCGCAAGCTGTTCTACGGTTGTGGCAGGAGCCCCATTATTCGGAGGAAGGGTTGCTGACCGTGGCTGATTGCCTTGCTGCATTTGTGGCGGAGGGGTAGGTTGGGCGAGACCATTGGAAACGGCGTAATGTTTCGCAAGAAGATACCTAACTATTTCTGGATCACCTTGGGTCTGCATAACAACATCTTCCGGTACATTGTAATAAGTGGCTTCCACTTCTCTGAAGTCCTTGATCCCGCGAACCCGGGATTCCCTATTACGCTGATCGCGGTAGACCTGTTTAGCAGCTTCCATCATGATCGGGTAAAGAGTCTGGAATGGCTTATTATACATGTCATCCCGTATTCTCTGCTCGATGTCTTCCGTCGGAATAGCTTGTTGTGCCTGCGGTGACTCCACACGTTGAGGAGGCTGTTGCTCGCCGAAAAGATCAGTCCAGTTTTTAGGTTGGGGCGCAGTTGGTTCTGGATCAGGAGCCCGTTGACTCCGTAATTGTTCCAGTTCCGTCTCAAGCTCTTTCCTTTTGGTGATCTCTTGCTGGAACCTGTCATAGGGGATGGCATCTTCATGAGCAGGCTCCGGTGATAGTGCTTCTCCAACTGACGGGGCTGGAGCATTAACGTCTGGCGCAGTGGGCGAATCTGACGTAACGCCCTGATCCAAAGGTGACGGGCCTTGATCTATGTTAACGTCGTTTGGTGTTCCATTAGACATTTTGTAACTCCTTTTGTTCGCCACAGGTGGTTAATAAAAAACGCCTACCAGTAAAGAGAGAAGAAGGGGAATCCCTCTAATACTGATAGGCGTTGCCCGGAGAGTCGGTAGCGACCGGGGTTGACCGTTTATTTCTTAAAAATACTCTTGTTTGTTTTTTCGTTTCCGTTCGGTCTGGTTACTGAACTTATCCCGCCGTCCTTAAACCAGATTTGAATTCCTCCAGTAAACTTTGCTTTTATCAGAGACTTAAGTATGTTTTGTAACCATTCTAGCATGGAGTTCTCCATTGTCAAGCTACGCTTAAGTATTTTGTTCTTTTCTTTCACGCTCTCTTCGCTTAGCTACATTGATCAAAGATTCTGGAATGTCGATAGCTGCCTGAAGGCCCTGAGCGTATCCACGATGCCGCTCAAAATCACCGATGGTCTGACAGAGGTAGACCTTGGTTTTATCTTCCATCTTCTTTTTTGCAAACGCCATTTCAGATAAGGTGATTGCTATACGTTCTTCATAGAGCTTTTTAAGATAAGCACCGGGTACTGAGTTGAAAAACTCTTGAATGGCGAATCCTATCTGCGCTTCCCGTTCTCTTTTTTCTTCTTCTGACATTGCCATTTAAGCCGCTCCTTCTGAGAATCCACCTTGATCCCCTGATGGTAACTGGGGAATTATTTGCCCGTTGCCGCCGCCCTGCTGTTCACCACCCTGTTGTCCACCACCCTGCTGCATCTGCTGTAAGACTTGCTGCGCGATTGGCTGTAATTCGGGAGGCAGTGCTGAAATAGGAATGGAGTCAGGAGGCAACAGGAACCGCTCCGGGTCTTTGTAATTATAGAGCTGTGCGAATTCTGCGATCAGGGCGTCTGCATTCAAGCGCGGCCCAGCCACCTGTGCGATGGTTTGGATAAACTGCGGGAGGGTTTGCTGCTTTGAGTATTTTGAGCTTTCTGATTCGACGGTGGTAGCTGCAAACTGGACGTCCATGTCTTCAAGAAGGTCGTCCCCGGAGATACCTATCTGCTCACCGTTAACAACGAAGTCTTTATGCCCGAACACCTCGAATGTCTGGCGAAGAAGAGCGTAGACCCGCTGGGAGATAGGCCGAAGAGTGAGACGGTCAGCCATCTGAATGAAAAGCTGGAATCGGTCATTTGCTTCGTTCAAGAGGGATCGGACTTCCCCGAACGTTTCACGCTTTGTTTTCCCTACACCGAGGGTTGCAGATGTGACAGATGATGCTTTTTCTATTTCCCGGTCAAGCAGTTCGTGGATTTGTTTGTAGGCGATAAGATTGGTCTCAGG